CCCTTGATTGACTCGAACATTGACATATTAAACGAACTCATGATATTATTATAATTTATTTTTTTTGGTTTTCAACTAATTTTTGTTGTATTTGTTTTTTTGCTTTTCTTGTTTTTTGTTTTAACTTGTTAGAGTTTGCAAACTTAATTCTAGTCTGTGAGTATGTATTCCAAAAATCAGTGACTATAAAGTTAAGTATTACCGTCTCAACTCTCTTTATTATAGCGTCTACCTCTAGTAAATGCAACGTGTAAAAGTTAATCTTATGCTCCTTTAAATGGACAATAATAGTAGGTAAGTTTTCGACATTACTTTGTTTGTATTGCTCGAGTGTTAAGTTATTCTCTACACAATATCTGTATACAAAAGCTAAACACTCCTTCATCCTAGCAATAGCATCAGCACTATCCGGATCCTCTATCTCCTGCTGCTTCATATACATTGTATAACACTTTAGAGCTTTCCGAGTAGTATAAAAATGTAGGTCATAATAGACCTCATTATCATTATATACTTTATATGGAGCTATAAACCAATCCTGTAGATTGATGTGCTTATAATTATAGAAGAACTTTGATAGCTTCTTGAGATATATAGCATCCTTATCAGCTAACTTATCAAAATTGTTCCTAAAGCGTGTTGGCTTATTTCGAACGCTCCGCGACGTATAAAGGTGACTATTATATATCTGTTCTTCTTTTTTAGAAATCATATACAAATACCATTATACATACAAATACCTAAAAATCAATATTCTTATTTGCGTTGAGATATTTGGTAATATATTTCGACTGCGTTATTGACGGTTCAAACTGTAAGAAGATCTTAACAAGCTCAAAATTGTTATCAACTGATATTAAGTCTTTCAATATTTGTCTTAGTCTCTCATCCTTAAGTATAAGAACAAATACGTTTTGTAGTGATAGCTTCTTCCCCTTTAATAGAGTGCAATACGTGCAGAAGCATAAGAGTAAGTGTTCTGTTTCAACATCTATAATTGATTGCGATGGAGCTTTTCCAGGTGTAGTGTTTAACATGGTAAAAAGTTTTTGGTTAAATTTGCGAAGTCGGGAGTCAAGTTACCCCCCGCTGCAGCAGCTGAACCACCACCATTGCAGAACGCTTTTGCTAATATGCTTACATCAACATCACTAGTTTTACTTCGTCTAAAAGAGACCGTCTTTATATCGACATTAACTACTATACCTATATCTGCTTCATACTTGTTTATTAGGAAGTGTGCTACTTCACTAATAGCGTAGTTTGCAATAATAGATACAACCTTATAGTCCTTAATGGTACCTATAAAAATATCGTTTTGAAACTGCTCCTTAAATTTCTGTACAAACAGCTTTATACTATTTTTCTCGTAGACTGTGTACGGTCTAAAACCATCTTCAAACGCCTCAATAAATTTGATTGCTTTAGGTCTATTTAACGTATGGTGAATGGCGTTTAACTTAAGCGAGTCTTTATGCTCAAGCTTATAACAGTCATAGTCATCGATATACTTTATAAGTTCCTCTTGCGTGGATGTTAATTGTATCTTATTAAACTTCTGCCTTAGCAGCTTTGTACATGAACTAAACTCCTCGATAATTGGTTTTGCGTGTTGATACAATCCCTTTTTACTAACATGTGGGGTGTGATGATCAATTACAACAACGTTACTTTTATCAACTAGCTTAATTTGCGCTTCAGTTAGATCCAAGTCTAAAATAAACACCTTATCATAACTATCTAGAGTCTGAGCTTTATCATTAAAGTCGTTATGAAATACTGTCTCCGTTGTTTCGACGATGTCTAAATATGATAGTTTACTCTTAAACAACCATTTAATAAATAGAGCAGAACCTGCGCCATCTAGGTCGCTATCTGTAAAGACTAATATTTTCACTGCATATACTTATACTAGTATATTTAATTTGCAAGACCAGCTAAGGCGCTGAACGTATCATCCTCAAAATCTTCAAGGTCAACATCATCAGCTTGCTCAATAGATAAGGTGGGGTAATCAATTCTCATCGCCTGTGTAGTACCACGTGGACCGTAACGGTTCTTCATCATACCTAATCTAATGATATCCATCTCTCTATCTTCTTCGTTCTGGTAAATTGAGCAGATACAGTCAGCAGTCGCGGCCAACCCGATAGATTCTGAGATAGTAGCTAGCTCCGGATTATCTTGATCAAAGCCTGATCGGTTAAGCTGGGTTGCTGATATAATAGGACATTCAAAGGTGTATGACATTGCTCGTACTTGTTCAGTAACATGCTTAATACGCTCATAAGAGTTATTACCAATAGTCGAGTGTAGTAAGTTAAGATAATCTAATACAATCGCGTCTATTTTAATACCCTTCTCTTCAAACTTCTTAACGAACGCTTGTAACTGGTTAGGTGTAATAGTAGCGGGTGGAAACTCCTTAATAAAGATCTTACCTTCCTCTTGGTTGAAAACATGCTTAATTGTAGGTCCGTTTTGCTTTAGATCACGCATTGGTATCTTTGTAACATTGGTACAAATTCGCTGCGCATATATTAGCTCTGACATCTCTAAAGTAACTAGTAATACATTCTTACCTTGCTGTGCAATATTATGAGCAATGTTACCTAAGAAGATTGACTTACCAATATTAGTCTCACCAGCAAATACATATAACGACTTACCACCTTCAAGAAATCCACCACCTAAACATTCATCTAACCACTCCCACTTTGACGGTATAAATCTCTGCTCTGCGTTCAGATCATCAACCAATAAGTCAATATCATCATACATATTAAATCCAAGATCAGTAACCAGACTGATGTTACATGATTCTTCAAACTTCTGCAATACATCCGACGTATCAACTTTGCCCTTGGATACATCCTCTGCTACATTAAGCATTGTATGGTAAACGGCCTTCTCTTTTAGGAACTGTTCCGTGTTATCATACAATTCATCTTTATCTAGATTCTTATCTATTTCTGAGAATGATTGCACGAGTGACTTAAATGAAGCCTTTTGCTCATCAGTAACAAGATAAGCTTTAATCTCAGTAATTGTAGGTAGTGTATTACGTCTCTCTGAGAAGTCCTTAATAATAGTAAATATACTAGCAATTGACTTATTCTTAAAGTACTCAGGCTTTGCTATATCTGCAATTGATGCAAGATACCCGCTATCAGTTAGAGACTTAAAGATTAGTGTATTTTCAAATTCGTCAAGGTTCAATCTACTCACAATTATAGTATAACTGCAATAAATCGATTTTCAACTATTCTTTAAAGAATGGTATAAAATCCCTTGCAAAGAATTGGAATACACGAACGTTGAGAAACATTATATACGCTACACACTTCCAATATAGCGAGTTGCCTGCTTGCTTAAGCATATGCTCGAGAAATATTTGGTCAGCATCTTCATTATCAATATCAAACGCTATATAGTGTATGTCGTGAATCTTACAACTCTTATTAAACTTCACGCTGAGCATCGATCTAAACCAACGTGGCATCCATGGAACACCGCAATAACAATCACAATCCGGTAGTGATATACCTGTCTTCTCAACCAGACTAACATATTCGTTATCTAGAAACTCGTCTACTGTCATAATATAATTATTTATTATGACTTTGTCTTTCTTTTTCCTTTTTTACGCTTTGTAGTCTTCTTTGATGAAGGCGCAGCTCCTTGCTTTTTAATAAACCAATCCTGACCCTTCTCAAACTCAGGTGTAAACTCTCTTAGCCCTGGAGATGCGTGTGTAATTAAAATATCACCTACCCCCACTTTAAAGCCAGCCTTATGAGCTGACATACTATAGTCGATATCGTAAAAGTGGAACTTAGCAGGACACTTCTCATCAAAGCGAACTTTCTCAAACACCTTACGTTTAATAGCCATAAAGACACCATCAACCATTACAGCTCTATGTGGGTAAGGTCCAAATGATGTCATACCTTTTATATTACCTTGTAAGTGTGATACAGCGCCATGTAAGTTACCTCCATTAAACCCACCTCCCATTAGATGCCACAGTGCCGGTTTTTCTAACTTACACTGAGTTGCACCGGCTACACCAAACATATCAAACTGATCAAAGTTTTCTAATAACTTTACCTCAGTAACGTTCTCTAAGATAACATCATCATGACATAGTACAAGGTAGTCGACGCCTTCCTTTATACAAAAGTCAATCGCCTTGTTATATGCCTTTGCAATCGACATCTTGTTACGTTCCTTAAAGTAAATTTCAACACCATCAACAAACTTACTTGTCTGGTGTAATAAACAATTTACCTTATCACCCTTTGTAAGTGAGAAATAAAATACCTTCATATGAATAAAAATGGCGACTTAACCTTAAATGACCCAACCTTATTAAATCTTTTAGTCTCTGCGTTTAGTCTTAAAATAGATCCTTCGGGTACTTCTTTGTAACCCCTACCGGGTAGTGTAGAATAATCACCTTTACTATTATAGTGTAATATGGAGCCGCTTCTAGCCAGGTACACTTCATTTGTATCACAATCAATAATAGACAGTGCAAATGTACCTTCTAACATCTCTAGCACTTGTTTAATATAATAAACTGGTCGAGGCTTCTTATACCTACAACTCTCCATTGTATGTTGTAATAACTCTGGGATTATTGCGGTATCAACTGGGTTATTCCAGCTCGGTCTACACCACTGCTCGAGTTCCGGGGCGTTTGTTAGTACACCATTATGAAACACCATCCATGATAAACTATCAAACGGATGAGATGTATCCCATGTCCAATCTCTCTTTGCAGATGTTGGTGCCTGAACATGACCTGTAAAGTATCTAGTACCTATGGTGTTTATTTTAACTTTATCAAAGTTAATATCACCCTCAGCCTTCATAATCAGCTGATCATCACTAGTGAGACTAACTGCACTACTTGCAAAGTTACCTCTCTCTTTATTAGCGTCATATAACACCTCAAAGGTAGAGATATCTGCTGATCCAAATATTGCGCAAATAACGGGTCTCCTTTCTGTTTTGATTAAATACTTTCATGTTCTATTATATTTACAAGATAACTAACGTAGTCAATAATATATTTTATATTGGTTCTCATAAAACTCAAGATCTAAATGATGGTTATTTTGGATCAGGCATATACTTAAAAAGAGCTATTAAAAAACACGGTAAAGAGCTCTTTAGGAAGGAGATTGTACTATATTGTAACTCTGAGGTTGAAATGAGGGAGAAAGAGACGGAGTATCTATTAGGTGTGAGAAATGAAAATGTTTATAATTTAAAGTTTTGTGCTCTAGGTGGTAATACAAGAGCTACATATACAAAAAAAGAAAAGAAACAGTATATACAAAAGTTAATTGATAATCCGGATTCACCTATAGGTAAAAGGGGAACAGATGCGTTTAATTACGGAACATCTCTTAGTAATCAAACAAAAAAGAAGCAAAGCAATAGTCATAAGAAAAGGTGGGAGAATATTAAGACGAGTCCTGAGTACAGTGATTATAGGAAGGTATTAAAAGAGCATGCACTTGGTAATATTGATAAAATGGCTGCAAAGAGAAGAAAGAAGATTCATTTGAAAGATAAACAGACAGGAGAAACTTTTAAGTTTTGTTCACTTACTCAATGTATTAAAGAGACTGGGTTAAGCACATATATGGTACACAGACTTAAAAAGGGATATACAGGTCATCCCAAATATATCTTGTTATAGATTACTTATATACTACTTTAAAATAGGCTCTTGTTCTTTTTCAGCCAATATCTTCGCTATGAGAGCTCTTGACTCTTCTTCATGGCCGAAGTATAGTCGACGCTCACGTGGTATCCTCCAAAAGAAGTCTAACTGCCCAGTTTTAGTATCTGTCGCAAAGCAACTATGAGGATAATCTACATCATCGCATAGTGTTGGATGCTTCATCCACTTTTTACGTTCTTTTTTCTTCTTTTCTACACCTAATCGTTTAAGAGTTGTTTTACCTAGTCCTTTAACCTTAAAAAGGTCGTTATCCTCTTTATATGGACGCATTGCGGCTATGCGTTTAGCTGTAGTTCTACCGATACCTGATATCTTACACATCTCTTTTTGTGTTAGTGTATTAAAATCCTTATAATTTAGCTTCATTGGTATAAATATATTATATGAGAGAGTTTTGCAAATTCAACGATATTTATGAAAGAATTAATGTTTTAGAGGAAAGTGTTTCAAAAAACTTCCCAGGTCTTAAGTCCTCGTGGAGTAAAGCGGCTGGAGAAGCTCGTAAAATTGGTGCTAGTGCACCAACTAGAGAAGCTAAAAGCATTATACTTAACATCGTTGTTGGCTTAATGTCTAAGCGTATTGGAAGAGAACTTACAACGCAAGAAGAGAGAGACTTGCTAAGATTTAGGAACATTCCATCACAGAAGCCTTTAGTAGAGTTCCTCAAGACGCAAGAGATTGATGGTAAGACATACGCAAGTGTTATTAATGATGCATCTCCTGCTGATATCGAAGAGGCTGCGTCTGGAACAGGTATTGCAGACCCGATCGAGTTTCAAGTTGGTCAAAGATCTGAACAGCGCAAGGAAGCTTACAAAAGAAGAGCAGAAGATAGAGAAGAAGCTAAAGCAGAAGCAGAGGCTATGGCTGATGCAGCAGAAGAGGGTGGTGATGAAGAGTTTGCAAACAGTCTTGATGAAGTAGGTGATTACATTGTTAAATTTGCAAAAAGTATTACCGAAGTTGAGGGAGCTCCATTAGACTTTGATGACTTGGATGTTGACTTGAGTCTTGTATCAAATAAAGATGAGATTGCAGAAAGACTAAAAGGTATTATGGCAGATGCTGGTTATAC